CCCGCCGCACCCAAAGACGCTGAAAAGCCTCCCATGGCGCCGCCCGCTCCCGATGCAGCGCCAGACACTTTAGGAATTTGCTTGCCCATCTTAGCCAAAGAGGAAATAAATTGTTTTCTTTTTTCGGCAAACATTTTGCCGCCAATTGGACCCACTGCTTTTGCTAAACTTTTTCCTATTTGCTTAAAACCTGATATAAAATCTCCACTTGCTATGCTCTTTAAGCCGCCCTCAATTTCTTCTACGGTTTGCTTTGCTTCTTGAAGGCTTTTATTGTATTCGTCGCCTGCGTCCGTTAAGTCTTTATTTGCTTTTTTTAATTTTGTAATTTTGTCTAGAATTTCATCATAAGCGGTATCTTCGCGGCTTAAATATTCTAATTCTTTTTCTAGTTGAGCTATTCTTGTGTTATTTACTTCTTCAGCAATTTTATATTGTTTAGCAATATCTTTTTCAGTATCAAATCTTTCTTGTGCTAATTCATTTTCTCGTTCTAATAATTCTAAAATTTCATTTCTTTTTCTTAATTGCTTATCAATAGCTCTAAGGATGGAGGCATCCAGCCCGCTCCGACTTTCCGCTTGCTCTAGCAGGGCAGTAGATACGCCTTCTATCTCCTGTCTCAACTTTCTTGCGCTAGGTGCAGCAGCTTCTAATTGTTCAATTAGTTCACTAAGCGTTGGATCTGCCATACAAAGTTACCTCTCCCTATAAATAGGCTTCCTACAAAAAAGCAAAGGCACCACAAGGGTGCCCCACTTAGAAGGTTTTTGGCATTCTTGGCTGATTGTGAGGAGTTAGGGTTTGAGATCTGCTCCCGCCATTTGATGCCTCTTTTATTGCCTGGGACTCGTCCTCTAGCTGTTTAATTGTTCTCTTAACAAACCAGTTTCTAAGCCCTACGGGTAGGCTGTAAGCCTCCGCAAAACTCCAGCCGCCATTATACTTGAGGAAAAATATTTGCTCGTAGATTCCCTCGTTGTATTCATCGGTCAGGCCAAAAAAAGTCCGCCGTAAGCGGCACCTCCATTTCTTGCGTGTGCCCACAGTTTTCGCAAGAGAATTCCTGAGTTAAATCAACGTTAGGTGTTGCCTTTTTGATTGCCAGTCGGAGATGTCTGGAATCCATTGATGGTATGTTGTTGGCGACATACTTGATAGCTTCTCTCGATGTATCACCATTTACACTTACAATAAGTGTTTCGAGTTGCTTTGAAACCTGATTATCACTTTTAACAATTGATGTGATACTCTTTTCATCTCTGCCGGTCAACAATCTTGCCACAACTTCTACTTGAGTTTTTGGCAAACGACAGGTAATGGTACCATTCGAATTTATTGTTGCACGAAGATTTTCGTTTTCTTCGCCATGATAGACATGTGCAGAGTGAAGATTGAAAGTGTAGGTTTGGCTTGTACCACACGCTGGACATTGGACTTTGGTTGAGTAATCGCTACCATAGCCGGATACTCTTGCCGCCACAATAATTGCGTTTCGATCCCCAATCAACAAACTTTTAGGATCGATTGTCGTATCAACAATCAAACTACTTATGAGTCGTTCAAGGGCAACGCCTTTCTTTAAAAGAGTTCTCGATGTGAGAATATCTTCTTCTTTGGCAGTCATTTGTTTAATTTCAATAGAGTCTTGTCCGTGTAACGGGTGCCCCTCTGGATAAAACCGCCCTTGTGACGGAAGATCCACAAACTCTGTGGGGACTACGAACGAGAATCCACCGCCACCTTGCTGTGGCGGGGGGCTCGTATCAGGCTGTTGGACGCCGCCTAGGCGATCCTGATTTCTTGACAATTTACACCTCGCGTTTTATATTGTCTAAATTATATCTTGAAGAATTCTCTCTGCCCAGTGGAGCCTGCGCGTGAAGAATCGGTCACAGTTTCAATTCTTGCCCAGTCATAACGAAGAGTAACAGAAACTTCAGTCAAGTTATCATCTCCATAGGCTAGTGTGTCGCCGTACTTGATGTCTTCAATAAATGGATTCCATAGAGTCCAAGTCTCAAGAGGATTACCAGCCGAATCAATCTGTGTTACAGTGACAGCACCAAGCGCTACCGCAGCCTTAGCTTTCGAAGTCGTGCCGAGAGAAGTTGTATCTGTGGGAGGAGCATAACCACCCTGTGTAATGATGTCAGAAAATGTAGCAGACACATCTGGGTTAACCGGATCGACCATTACGATGGTTATCGGGTTCCAAGTTACAGAACCGGGGTAATAGAAAGTGTGGTTTAGATATTTGTGTTCTGCATTTGCAATCGCAAATGAGGGCTTGGCTGCTGTCTTGGCGTACCAAGCGACTGCTCCACCAGGGGTGGCGTTAATACCTCCGAACTCTACGATAAATCTAAAGTTTCTCTTTGGATCTTTCATATCCGGGTTATTTGCAAAGTTTTCTGACCAGAATGGCATTTGTTAGGTTCTCCTATGATTCATAAGTAAGTAGTGGGTGGGGGCAAAAGCCCCCAATTTATCAGTCATCAAATGATGCGCCGGTTGAAGCAACGATGAAGTCGATAGCGATGTACTCGATTGCTCTTGCGGGCTTGATCATAATCTTGGCGTAAACAACATTCTGGTCGATAAGGTCAGGTGTTGTGGTGCTCTCGTCTAGAATGAGACGGTAATCAGTGATACCGAACTGAGTCTTGACGTTTGCAAGGAATGGCTCGATAAGACCCTTAAAGCGGTTCCAAGTTGCCTGTACGTTCTGCTCAAAGAGAATTTGAGTAGAAAGTATGGAGATCTGCTTCTTAAGGAAGATTACTAGACGACGCACATTTATGCGGTCTAGAGCAGATGGGCGCTCTTGTAGAGTCTTCTGTCCGAAGACAACAATGCCGGTGCTTGGGAAGCTAGCGATCGGGTTAATACGTGCTTCGTAGAGGACATCGCGTTCCTTGGAAGTAAGTCTGCGTGAAACGCTGGTAACAGGGATTCCTGCTGCGCCGTCTGAAAGCCCACCACGGTTAAAGCCTGCGGGAGCAAACCAGATTTGTGATGATCTTTCGGAGCTTGCGAGAACACCCATCATTGCAACAGTAGGGGGAAGCCAGAGTGCCTGACCAGTGCCTTCATCTACAGTCTGAACCCAGGGATAGAAGGTTGCACCGTATGAAGAATCGATCTGACGCTGGCGTAATTCGTTAGCTGCTACCGATGGTGACTTGGTTTGTCTGTCCTTGATATCAGGGTAATATCTTTCGTGTGGTGGTAGGTAAACCCCTGGAAGATCGATTAGTGCTAGCGCGTCTGCTCTTGCTTCACACACATCAATCATGTGAGTGGTAAGACCTGTTCTTGTGAGACCGGGAGTGGTCAAGAGGTTCATATCTACGAACTCAGGATCTGCCACGGTGTCAATTGCACGCTTGTAAGTATTGAATATGTAGCTTGTCTTATCAGTGACCGCAGTGCCCATATTTGAGTTAGCTAATGGATCTGGCTTTGTGATATCAAATCCATCAAATCCGCCCCACATTGGTGCGGTGAACTGGTCATAGCCCAAATCAATTAGATCCTTGTAGGTTTTACCACTTTCTGCGGTGTAGCTGGTGTAGCCGCCGGCTCCTCTTCGTGAGCCGCTCTCATATGAGGCAGCTAGTGAAGTAGCATCAGCAATAACATCATCCATGGTGAAGATATAAGAACTACCAACAATACCGGTGGCATCAGTATCGGTCCAGTTATCCTGTAACCAAAGTCTGTGATAATCTTTGACCGACATATCTCCTCTGGTTGAGGTTACGTCTCGGGTAGTCTGCATACCAAAGTACGCGTCGGTCTGGTCAGACTGACCACCATCGGAAGCTGAGTGGCGAAGGCGAACTTTTGGCCATTCGAGAGAAGCGGTTAGCTGCTGTGCTGCGCCTGATAGGAACTTGCCATCTGAGCCGGTTCCAAATGTCGCACCAGTATGGATGTAACTATTAGAAACAGCAGCAACACCGGCATCACCAACCCAGTCAGTTACGGGAGCAAAGTTTGGAGGACCATAGTAGCCAAATGGAACTAGAGAGTTGGCATTCTGTATGTTACCTTCGTGAATGTCACTAACGTAAACAAACTTGGACTGGTTGGGGTACTCGCCGTACTCACGCAGTCTTCTCTCAGACTCGTTCCACTCATAGTAGCGATCTCCAATTCTTCTAGAAATGTAATCTGGTGATCTTGGATCGAGACTTAGATTGTCAAATCTCTCTAGGACAACAGGGTTGGAGTCTGTATCAGTTAGGGAACGAAGAACAACTGAGAAACTTCCGAAGTCGCTTGTCTGTGTGTTTGAATAGCGAATCTTTTCAATTGAGATTTTTACGTTCTTGTTGAGCCACTCGCCGTGTCCACGACCCTTGAGCTTGAATAGTTTCGGAGCTTGCTGAGCCAAGTAAGAAGCTGCGGCGCCAAGATCTTGCCCAATGAACCAGCCAGTTTGCGCCTCTTGGGTGCTAGTTTGCATATTGCCTGGACCTACGCCACTTCTTTCAATTGGAAGAATAACGCCGTACATCTTTGAAGAAACTAAGGAAGTAGAACTGCCTGTTAGGCTGTTTCTTCCACCATCCCTAACTTCTTGCTCAAATGTGCCGCCAAGCCAATAGTTTCTCTCTAATGAGGTGTCATAAAACTTGCCACTTTGATCTACTAATTGTGGGTTGGTGTTGAATACCTTGCGGATAAATCTTTCTCCGGTGTCATTAAAGTTGAAAGTGAATTTCTCGTCTACTTCGCCGGCAGCCTTAGAGCCGCCAACAAGTAGTGTGAAGTTTCCGCCGCTATCGCTTTCAATAACCTGACCAACACCTTGTGCGGCAGGTAGAATTAACACCCCATCGGCGTCGGTGTAACTGCCTGCTCCCGCTATAGTTCCTGAAAGCTGAACGGAGGCGGACTGGTCTATGTACCAAACAGCGGATAGAGTTCCTCTGCTGAGATTAGAAACACCACCAGCAAACTTGCTTGAGTTTGCTATTGTTATCGGCGGGGCACCGGTTGTGTCAATGTCAGTATTTCCTTCAGTTCCAGCTAGAGTTTGAGTTAGGGTTAGTACAGCCCCATCAAGACTACAAGTAATTTTGCCATCATGTCCGCCTTTCCCCGGTGACGTTCCGCCAGCTTCAATACAAGTCTTCAGAGATGCCGCTATCAGCGCGTTAGTGCCAAGGGCTTGGTCAAAAAATCTATTGTCGGTGTTCTCGACCCCAGCCTTTGCCGTGTAGACCAGTTCAGTTCCATCTGCTGAAATAATCGTTATAGTATCATCTGCATCCGGCGCACCAGTGAAAGTCAAAGTAGTTGTTGCCTGAGTAAGTCCGCCCTCGGGGAATACCCAAAGACCGAATGCGCCACCGTTTTCGTTCTGAATTGCAGCGACGGCGCCGTCAGTGGTCTTCCAACCAGCTTCGCCACCAGTTGACTTGTTGGTGTTTTCGGTGCCAAGAAGTCTCATGTATGTGACAGGAGCGACTGAGGCGTTAAGGAATGCCTTGGCAGCGTAGGTGCCATACATTGGGGACTGGAAGTTACCATCACGGTAAACATCTCCACCGGCTGCACCGGGAACAGTTTCTCCATACATTGTTACAAAATCAGAATATGATTCTATTTTAACTGGCTGCATAGCGAGTCCACGGACAGAGCGTCCGATGATTACCGGTCCAATCGCGTCAGGGCGTCTGGGTCTGAATGAATTATCAATCTCGTTGATAAACACGCCAGGAGATACAAATTTAAAACTTTTTACGGGCATTAGGGGTTCCTCTCTTTATAAAATAATGCTATACAGCATCTTTAATCACAATGTAAATAGTAGCAGATGTTTCAAACAGACTTCAGGAAGTGTCTAGTCAATAAAAAATTCATCATTGCCGGCTGGGACCACTGTTTCTCGTGGAAAAGCAATTTCTACTGCGTTTTCTTCTCTTGTGACAATCGGTCTATCATCATTGTCGCCCTCGCCGATAAGATAGCCAATTACCTTTATGTTGATCTCACTGGTAAATTGTCTTTCATCTTCGCCTAGATTTGCTACGTTATTACTTTGGCTAAAACCCTGATCGATGAACGCTTCGTAGAGATGTCCGTTTCTGCGCATGACAAAGGAATTAATTTGTCCTGTTCTCGTCATAAAGGGTTGAGTTAGATCATTCATCTGTTGCTGATATTCGGTCTTTACAACAATCTTATAATCAACATTTATATAAATTGGTATTGGAATCGATAGAGTTTCAATGATAACTTTTTTGTTTACTCTTGGAAAAAACTTTTGTCGTGTGCCACCTGAATTTGTGCGAGTGTTTCCAACAACCGCAAAGTTTCGGGTCTTATCTTGCTTGATTCTTTTAGCGATTATCATTCTTCCGGCGCGACCATTGCCCTTATCCGAGTATAAGTGGGCTTGAAAGCTTCCTTTGCGTTCTGGATCTTTGACAATGCCTGTTCGTTCGATTGATACCACAGGAAGTGTTATTACACCCCCTCCGTCATCCACAGGATGCCTTAAGTCATGGTTGTTTTTAATTTGAAACGCACGCTCGGGGGTCTGCCACAAGACAGGAACCCTTTTGTTGCCTTCATTAGTTAGAGTTGTAAGGTCTAAATCCTCTTTAAGCCAGGAAGTGATCGCATAATCAATGTCTTCAATTCGAGAGCCAAGCATCCCGATCTCTTTAAGGCTAAAATCTTTTTGGTCATCTGGTAATTGTGCAAAATCAAAGTTATTAGGTAGCATCGAATAGTCCCTTACGTGCCCTCTTGCATGTAGCAGAGGTCTCAAATGTCTGGTTCACTTGTCCAAACAGTTTTCTTGAAGAAGAAAGCTTTATAATCTCATAATATCTTTCACCATAAAGAACAAAGTCACCTTCGCGAACAAAGAGGTCTTGATCTTCTGTAAGTCTGCGCTTATGGAAGTGGACGGTAATCTGTGAACTGCCATCAATACCTACGGAGTCAAGGTATGATGAACCCTCTTCATCAAAGTTAACGAGAGCGTATACCCTGACAGGAGGTAGGAAAGTTTTTTCTATTGCCTCGCCATATAGGTCATGAAAATTTGTTGTTTCCATATCAATGGGGTAATATAATATCTGCTGTCCAATAACCTTTTCTACAAGTTCGTCATTAACCTGCTTAACAAGGTCTCTCTCTTTCTTACCAAGAAAGAGTGGGGGCGGCGGGGCTGCTGGTCTGGACCATTCGTTATCTGACATTTAATTATCCTACAAAGATTGGTAGCGGAGAGCGACGAAGAGTCTCTTCTGCTGCCGTGACCTTCTCTTGATCTTTCTTGGAGAGTTCAGTGTATTCAATCTCTTTCAACATATCTGTTAGACCCTGGCGCAGATCATCTTTTTCTTTTTGTGCCTCGGAGAGAAGGGAAGAATAGTTTAAGGTCACAGATTCGCCAGGAATTGGAACAGTCTGGAATTTGCCGCGAATCTGTCCAAGCATTTCCTTACAGAGTGCGAGAGCATAGTTGCGGATCCACTGCTTGCCCATTGAGTTTATATTCTCGTATGGAATATTGTCGAATGGAAGCGTGTTAATATTGTTGACACCAAAAACACCATTATCTGTGCCGCCGTGGGTGTCCCATGTGTTATCTGCAATTCTAAAGCGGAACCAGATTCTATCGAGATACCCAGTGAAATTGTTCTCTCCCCTTGGGGTTGGGTACAATCTTAGTCTGTTGTCTATAATCTCATAGGAATAGTGCGACACTCTTGTATATAAAGAATCCTCATACATGATTGCTTGCAGCTTGTTTTGCCAACTTGGTACAATTTCAAAAGTTGAATCATCAGCATATTGTCCATATGTAGAATAGTTGCCAACCACTCCCATACCGCCATAGTAGCCATAAAAGCGCCACATAGCGATTGGAGAGCGATAAAAAACTTTATCTATGATAATACGTGAATCACTAATTTTTCCAGCGTATGGAACTGCCGTGCCTTCGTCGTCGGTGCCTGCGTCTGAGGCTGCCTTTACTATTGCTTGCAAGTCATAATCTTGTTTATTCTTTGTGGTTGTAAATGAAGCTGAATAAATGCGAGTGCTACCGCCAACACCTGCCATAGTTGAGACACCATCTCCTATTTTATTGGCATAAGAGAGCGTTACTCTTGGGTATTGCAAGCTCGCACTAGCAGGACCAGTACGGCTTCTTCCGAGGTGATCGAAAGTTCCAGTCAATTTACCCAGGGTATCAGACAGAACATTCTTTCCTTGGTGCATGTTGACAATATATGAGTATTCCAAAACTGCTTCTTCGTAGGCAGCATAAACATTGTCATTTGTAAGCTCTATATCTACAACATCGCCGCCGAGTTTCTTGTATACATAATTAACTTGTCTTGCGGCTCCAACTAAAAATTCGGCAGAGCCAGTATACATACCAAAAGGCACTGCGGAGGCTACATCATCCTTGGAGCCTGTCGAGGAAAGAATAATAG